ACCCTGCTCAGTCAGATGTCAAAAAAGGCAACGACCTATCCAGATTTGTTGACATGTGTAATAACAATGATATAGAAGTACCTTCCATTGAGTTCAGCGTAGATGACGTTGTTCGCTCAGACATTTGCGGTGATTTAATCCGGATGTTTCATAAAGAAGGTATCTAAAAACGAAGGGGTGTGAAAGCACCCTTATCCATACAAAATACTAAAGGAGGTCCACATGGACTCATTTGTTTATTGCTGGACCAACTTAACCGACTCAAAAGTCTACGTTGGATACCACAAAGGCACAGAAGATGACGGATATGTCTGTTCATCAAGAAGCCAAGAATTCTGGGATGATTTTTACGATCCCGAAAAAGACTGGTCACGTTCAATCGTGGCACATGGGACTAAGGACGAGTGTCGCTCACTCGAATCCGAGATGTTGCATACTCTATGGCAAGACCCTTCTTGCTACAACTTATCAAACAATCACGGCGGCTTCATTGAAGGTGATATTGAAACCCATATCATTGCTGTCAATTGTGATACCCTTAACATCTACGAATTTAAAGAAGGCGACTCTCTTGAGGACCAAGGCTTTGACTCTGTCACTGCTTACAAACTTCTTTCTATGAAAGGATTAGGTACTCATAATGACTGCGTCTTCTTCTGGAAGCCTGATTACATTGCGCTAACGACTCCTGAATTAAAGAAGCACATTGCTTACAAGACCAAGAATCGATTCACTAGCTCAAAAGAATTATCAATCGAAGGAATACTTTACCCTAACTCAGTCATAGCAGGACAAGCACTGGGTATTAAGGATCGCATGGTAAGATACCGTGTTGCTTCTACATCTAAAAGGTTTAAGGAGTGGAAACAACTATGATAACTATGCATCCCGGACAATCCGAAGTATTACACGATTTATTTGTTTCAAAGAAAAACCGATACGGTGTTGTATGTGGTGGTCGAGGGTGGGGTAAATCCTACTTAGCGGCTACTGCGGCTATCTTAGCAGTACAAGAACTAGTCAACATGCCTGCCAGTATCCCTAACAAAAATGTAGCGATAATATGTCCTACCTATCAGCAAGCAGTTGATATCTACTTCCCTCTAATCGCATATCAGATGGGAATGGAAGAATACTGTGATAAGAGTTCACAACACTCAGGTACCTTCTGGTTCCCGAATAACGTTGTACTCAAGTTGTGGTCTTATGAGGCTTCTCAGAGACTTCGAGGTAGCGGACAGTATTTTGTGGTATGTGATGAGGTAACCACTTGGCGTGGAGGCGGTTCGTCTCTTAAAGAGTCATGGGAATCCGTTATACAACCATGTATTACTACGCGTTGGTCTGAGGATCGAGCGGAAGAATACGGCGCTAAAAGCGCAGGTAGAGCATTAGTTATTTCTACTCCAATGGGTAAAGACTTCTTTTACGAGATGTTTAACTTTGAAGAGAGAGATGAACAATGGAAAAGCTACCACTTCACTTACAAAGACTCACCATACCTAGACGCTAAAGAAATCGAACGTACTAAACACACTATTGATCACTTCCAGTTTAAGCGCGAGTACGAGGCATCATTTGATGACTCAGGTAATAACGTCTTTTACAACTTCAACAGGAGCGATCATGTTAGTAGAGATATCACCGAACTCATGGAGGGCGAGGATGTTCATATTGCTATTGATTTTAACGTTTCGATCATGGCCAGTTCAGTCTTCGCTTTACGCGGAGGTCAGATGCACTTCATCGATGAATTCATGGGCCACCCGGACACAGAATCCTTGGCCAAGGCGATTGAAAAGAAGTATATACAAAAAGGACATAGAGTACAATGTTACCCTGACCCATCTGGTCGAGCAAGAAAGTCAAGCGCGGCAGTGGGTAGGACCGACTTTAGTATCCTAAACTCTTATGGTATACAGTGTAATGCGAGAAGCAAAGCACCACCAATCGCAGATAGTGTACAGGCAGTAAACCGATTACTTAAGCTTGGTGACGATTCAATCAATATGTACTTCCATCCACGATGCAAACACACTATTAAATCTATGGAAAGAACCGTTTGGAGAGAAAACAATCCAGATAGTTTGACTGTAGACAAAAGCGAAGGTGTAGAGCATTTCTCAGATGGAATCAGGTATGCTACAGAGTACTTATTCCCAGTTAGATCGGGTACTAAGTCTGTATCAAAACAATCACACAATTTCTAACTTAGGACCTTAGTGACCGTTATAGTTACGGCTTAAGGTGTCAGGTGGGTACTCCCTCTGAGGCGATTCGCTACCGTGCTCACAAATGTACCATTAATTTCAGGAGGCCTTATGGCTACTCAAAATGATGTAACCGGAGACGCTATTAAGTCTCGAAACTCAAACCAAAACTACCTTGACAACTGGGACGCTATCTTCGGCAAGAAAAACAAAGCAGAAGAAGAACCAGAAGTCGAACCAAAGGACGAAGGAGATAAATAATGGCTAATACCAGTACATCTGCGAACCGCTCTAAATCAGTAGCAGATCCGCACCCCCAGTATGAATCTCTAAAGCCACTTTGGAGAACAGCACGAGGAATCCTTAACGGCCAATCTCATGCTAAAGAATTAGATTCGACGATAGACACTTTTAACTACGCTAACATCCTGCTACCGTTTAGCCCGTCTATGACTGCTGAACAATACAAGTTTTACAAGGCAGAAGCAGAACTTCCCGGACTTTCAGCACAGTACATTAAAGTGCTTGTAGGCGGTATGCTACGCAAGATGCCTGACATTACTTTACCCGAAGGCGTAGAAGAAGAAGCTCTGGATTGGTTGAAGCACTCTTTCACCTCTCACGGCAACTCTATGCTATCTTTCCTTGACGAAGCACTCCGTGAAGAGCTACAAACTTCACGCGCTTGGATCATGGTGGATTATCCTACTATCCCTAACATGGATTTACTAAGTTTGGAACAGCGTAAAGCACTTGCTCCCTACCCGGTACTGCTTAGAGCAGAATCTGTAGTTAACTGGAGAACAGGTTCACACCCTATAACTGGCGAGAATACTCTACTTGCTTTAGTTGTTCGAAGCTATGAGAAGCAATACAAAGATAACCCTTTGCACCCTGATTATGTTGATACCGTTTGTGTACACAGATTAGACGAGCAAGGCATCTACGTTGTAGACAAGTATGAAAATACTGGTACTGCTGAAAACGTTGACTTCATTAATGGTGTTGAGCAACAGGACTATCAAGTCTCTGGTGGAACTCACTCTGCTAATAAAGGCGGCAAAAGCGGATGGAAGCTGATGGCTACCTTTGATAACATTATGGCTAACAACGAACCACTAAAAGCAATACCTGCACTCCCTCTAAACGGCAACATCGAAGGCGAAGAGCCGATCCTGATGCCATTGATCGACCGTGAAGTCTCTCTCTATAACAAAGTATCTCGTAGAAACCACCTGTTACTAGGTGCGGCTACCTATACCCCTGTTGTAGTGTCTGACATGACTGATGATCAGTTTGAAGAGGTTGTTGGTGCTGGTCTTGGTTCTTGGATTAAAGTAAACCAAGGCGACGATGTTAAAGCATTAGAAACACCATCACGAGCACTACGTGACATGGAAAATGTCATTCAGAACAACATTAACGAAATGGCTAGATTAGGCATTCGTATGATGGCGGCTGAAAACGGTGGTGGACGAGATTCAGGTGTTGCACTTGAAATCCGTAATGCTGGACAGTCTGCATTGCTTGCTTCTATCTCTACTAAAGTTTCTCAACAGATGCGGAAAGTTATCTGCTGGATGCTTAATTGGAAATATGGTAGTGATTATAATATAAATGATATACATTTCAACCTAACTCCAGACTTGAACCCTGCTCCTATCGGTGCTGATTGGTTACGTCTAGTTACAGAATGGTATCAAAACGGAATCATTCCCCGTTCTACTTTCCTTGACATTGCGAAAGCTAATGACATTATCGACAGTGATTATGACGATATGAAAGGACAAGAAGAGATCGGACAAGATGATTTAATTATGGGCGGTATGGATGCTATGCCAATGGATGACATTGTGCGTCAGCAAGAAACTACTCCTGAAACAATTACTAATAAAGAAGAGGAAGACGAAGATGAGTAAGTCAATTAAAAGCTCAAGCGAAGTCGAAATCGACAAGATCGTAGAGAAGAAAGAAGTTAAGAAAGCACCTGTTAAGAAAGCCATGAAAGTCGGCGATATCAGCAAGTGTGGTGGATGGGAAGTTAAATCAATCGGCGAATACGTTGATATGGTCCCCTCAAAAGACAACAAGAGTGCCTTTGGCGTTGCAACTAAAACTGTTGCTGATGCTGAAGCGATGATGGTGTAATTATGAAAAAGCCATATAGCAAACCCGTTGTTACCAAAGAGAAAATAAGTCTGGTTAAAGAGGAACAAGCACCAATTATTAAGATCGGTGACTTGACGAAAGACGGCTTTAAGGTTATCGATATTGTCGATGCTGACCGTGTTTTAGTTTCCACACAGACAATGGCTAAGGTAATATTAAAGAAAGATTGCTAATGCAAACGATAAGGGGTGTGAAAGCACCCTTTGTCACTAATACACTAATACTTAGATAGGAGGCACCTATGGCTTACGGCTACCAACAGTATGATAGTAATGGAGATGAAATTGTTAACAGTAGTACACCTGTCCTTACTATCGTTAAGTATGATACTATCACAATAACTTTGTACAAAAATGCTGCTTTCGGAAACACTACTTACAATTATAGTCTACCGGGAGTAACTAGTCAAGCTGATCTCGATGACAATTACATCATTGAAGAAGCAGGGGGAGGCGGCTTTTCTTTATTTGTAACTAACTCAAGTTACGGAATAACTTTTGTGTCTAACGGGGTAATACAGTTTAACGGATCAGGAGGTTGCTCAGACATTTTCGGCAATCCCGGACAATGTACCGCCTTAGACGTTCAAACTAAGACCTATAATATTTATACTATAGGAGAAACAGTATGAGCTATGGTATTGAAGTTTTTGACTCTGTAGGAGCAACCGTATTTAATAGTAACATGCCTATTGAGCTTGCCGCATTTAACGGCACAGTTGTAGGTACCGACGAATTTAGTTCTGCACCTAGTGGTACACAGCTATTAACTCTTCCCGACTATCTTTTCGGTGATGACCAACACGGGTATACCGTTGCTGGGGAAGACCACACTGTTTTCCAACCCACCAGTAGCTACCCTACTTATTCTAACAACAAACAAATAGCTTTTGACATAACAAATATTACTCAAGTTAGCTTTAGCGGTTTGAATTTTGTTGTTGCCGAAGGCGCACCAATCATCGGCTCTATGCTTCGCACTACCAGCGGCACAGACATTGACACTGTAGCAAGTGCAACACTCGCCGGGTTTACAGGAGATGGAAGTTTAGTATCCCACTACACTAATGCGTACTGGCTTATAGAAGTCACTTCTGCTAATATATCATCGCACAGAGTTGATAATGCAACTAAAGTTTCACACCGATATGATGACAGCTTTAAAACAGATATGATATACTACGCCCGACCAGTATCTTCTAGTTACTCAGGCCGTTTTAGATTAGAAATCAGTAGCACCAACCGGACAGCGGCTATTTATGATGCTACAGGTGGAAACAATTCTTTTGAGATCATGGTAGCAATGAAAGCAAGCGATTACGGCTCTATAACTTCTAGTACCGCACACCAGTTAGCAGGCAATATGAGCTACGGGTTGAGAGCAGTTACAGCGGCTGATCAGAAATACTCCGCTAATTCTACGGCTGAACCTCATTTAACCTTTGAATCTGCAACTTACATATCTAAAGCCTTCCTAACTAAAGGTTACAGCGGAGGTACAACAGGTACTAACAGCACACAAAGCCTAGGGTCTTTATCTACAAGTTCTAACAAAAGGTGGTGCAGGATGAACTCTACTATCCGTTATAAAGTACAAAATGTTAGCCCTACTAACTTTCTTTGGTACGTGTACTACCAATGGAATAGCAATAACAGCATTTCACTGAGTTGGAGGCACGGCGCTACTTTCTTTGTTTTGTCGAGTACTATGAATAGTAAAGCCCCTTACGCAGTAGTAGAATTTGGAGATGGAGTATAATGTATAAAATTAAAGTAGATGAACACGGAAACATATTGGAACAATACAGGTCTCCAGAGGTTACCCCTGTTCACAACACAACAATAGAAGGTTTTCTTTGGTTAGAAAACCCTTATGTATTAGACTATAAAGTAGAGTATTGGAACGGCACAAGTTTTACTACCCGAACTCCGGCCCCTGAAAAGTGGTTTGTATGGGAAGGCTCTTGGGTTGAAAGCCAATCTCTTAAAAATATAGTAATTGGACAAACATTAATATTAGTAAGATTAGAAAGAGACTCTTTACTGTTTAATTCAGATTGGACACAATTTAACGATTCTCCTCTAACAGAGACTAAACAAGCAGAGTGGGCAACATACCGCCAATCTCTCCGTGACTTTCCTTCCACTTTAAGCGATGTCACAGACATAGAAGCGGTAACATGGCCTGCTAAACCTATCTAAAACAAACTAGGAGGTTATCATGGCACAAAACGTAAACGACAGTTTGTATAATCGAACTATAGACCACGTAGCTATGACCCGTCTGTTTGAAGAGAATGTTCAGACAGATACTAAGCGTGTTATTCGCCGTCATCGTCACCGCCTTAACAAGCTATTAAAGGAAGGCAAAGGTGCGATAGATCGCTTCACGTTTAAAAGAAAAGTACAACCAGAGGTAAAGAGATTTACAGCTGAAATGAAACAAAGCCTCGTTCCGGGAATGAAAGATTACGCCCTGACTGAGGTAGACTTCACCACAAACAACTTAGCCAAATCGATTGGAGCTTACTCTAATTTAAGACGGCCCGGAGCAACAAAAGTTCTGGAATCAGTTGTAGGTGTCAATGTTAGGGGTGATGGAAATCTAGCCCAACGTATCCAAGGATTAGGTACTGGCCAATTGACTAGAATGAGGACTGCTATTGATAGCGGTCTTGCTTCGGGATTAACCAACGAGCAAATCATCAAGAATGTCATTGGTAAGACCAGACTTACAGAGGCGCAAGCTTCTGCCCTAGTCCGCACTGCTATCACTCGTACTCAAACCGTAGCTCAACTGGCTGTCTTAAAAGACAATCAAGAGATTATGAAGGGTGTTAGATTTACAGCTGTATTGGATAGTCGCACAAGTGCAATCTGCGCTCACCATGATGGTAAGGTATACGATGTTAACGATGACCGCTTCACACCTCCTCTACACTGGAGATGCCGAAGTACTCTCGTCCCTGTCGTAAAATCCCACAGTGAGCTGTTAGAAAGTACATCCCCCAACATTAAGAAAAAAGTACTAAGAGGCTTAAGTGCCGCCGGAGTTATGAGATTAAACGGGGCTACCCCTGATCGTGAAAACTATGGCACATGGCTTAAGCGCCAACCTAGAGAAACCAAGATTAGACATTTCCAAGGCGATCTTCAGAAAGTAGATCTCTTTGACAATGGGCAGTTGCCTGTGGAAAGCTTTACTACAGCAAGTGGTAAACCACTCTCACTCACAGCATTGAGACGGTTAGATAACAAAAACACTAACACAACGCCTGTTCGTCAAAAAGTTCTAAGCTCAAAAGTAGTAAGTAACATCTCAGTTAACGCGGCAAGGCCTAATAGCCTCATTAAGAGTCCCTCGTTAGAAAAAGAGCTTGCTCTGTTCTATAGAGCAGAATCAAGCAACTCTAATTCACTGCTATCCCTAACTGACTACAGAGGTACTTCTATCCCCGGTAAGAAGGGTACAAGAAGAAGAGCCAATAATCAATATGATGAAAGAAACCAAAGTGTAGATCCAATGACAGGTGAGACTAAGTCTACCCTCGTTTATGACCCTGACTTTAAAGTTCTTCAAGAACGAATTGATTACATGAACCAGTCTAAGCTTTTAACTCTAGAACAAAAGCAATTTATTGAAAGGTTTGCAACTAAGCTTGAAACTGATGGCGTATCTGTAAACCAACAATCTGCAATAATCGAAAACCTTCGTGTAGTGTTTGAACGCTTCGCCAAGGATAAACAGCCATGGGAAAACTTTGCTGGCGTATTACGTGCAGAATTAAAGAACTCTGTAGTCAACACCTCTCGTATTCTAGACAGGCGTTCTCGATCAAGGTCTCAAATGTTTAAGTTTGGATCTAGTGGAGATGCCCAAGTACAGATTATGGGTGAATGGACTACTGCAAAAGAATTAGCGGAGAGAACCCTATCTAATCAGAGGTTGGTTACTAACTGGGCGGTAGAAGAAGGATTAACATTAGCGAGGAAGACTTACCTACAAGGAAGGTCTCCTATACGCTCTTACTTCCCTCAACTACCAAATACTCTACCTAAGATTCCTAATGCAAGAAAACACATTTTAAAGAAGATCGAAGAATTACCCTTTGGTAAAGCTTTCGTTCGTAAATGGGAAGGCAAGCCTTCTGACAGTGCTATCACTAAATTCTTACGTGCTGGCAAGGAAAGAAAGCGTAGGTTCTTAGATCTTGAGTGGGTATACACTAAGAAAAGATCTGACTACATACAAGAAACCGCTACCCCTGAATTTGCGAAGAAGCGCGTTAAACTCATGTCTGAACTTATGAGTGACATTGCTACAGGCAATTCTACCGATTATGACTCTCTATCAATACAACTAGGTAAAAGAATATTTCAATCAGAAATGAGTGATGTCGAAGTGTTCTTTAGAAAACCTTCTATTGCAGAGTACCACAAGATAGGCTCTAACATTTTACAAGGTTTAAAAGACCAAGGTAAGATTAAGGTCGGTCTTAGAGGTGTCTCACGTAGAGGTGTAGTAGACTTAGATAGTGGACGTAGTGCTGTTGGTTCTTACAAAGACACTATATCTAGAGAGGTACAAATAATAGATCCCTCAATGCTTAAGCTACAACGAGCAAACCGGGAGATGATATTATCTAGGCGATTCGGAATTGTTAATGAGAGAGACCGTCTTTATGTTCGTGCAGGCGAGAAGAAATTCTTTGACGCACGAGGTAACAAGACGAACATTAGTGTTGTAACCCGAAAAGCTTCAGGTAACTATGATAAAGATTTAGTCGATAAAGACTTTGCAAACATGCTAAACCATGTAATGGAAAGCGAGTGGGAAATTGATAAAGACTTTTCGTCTTTCTTTGATGACCTTGCTCACTTCCGTGACCCACGAGGGCAAGTAGCTAAATACGATGAGCTTAACAGCTTCCGTAAGGTACTACTCCAACGTGGTGAAATGGGTGCAGGTTTGATACAGTCCGTTCGATGGCATCTAGCCAATGATAAACCATGGAGAAACTGGGCGCAGATTGATGGGCGTGGTCGAGTTTACACTCAAGGATACTTACATCCTGCTGGTGGTGAATTCGTTAGACCATTCCTGAACACTTCTGTCTCTGTTGCTATGGATGATGTTATTCTAGATGAATTAAGATTACAATTAGGTACTCTTGTTGGTGAAGCATTTAGTGTTTTAACTAACAGAGGCCGCATGGAGTCCTTTAGGAAGAATGAAAAGAACTTCTTAGAGCTTGGCGAAATGATGATGTCTACTACTCAGCGAGACCGCAGATTGAGAGAGTTCTTAGAACACCCTCTAGTGGTTGCTACTGAAGCAGAAGAGATACCTAAACTAGCACGTTTCGCCCTTGAGTACGCTCGTATTCATAAGCACATGGACGGTGACTTTACTAATAAAGCAAAGTTAGCGACATACAAAACAAAGCTAGGAAATGAAAACGATGCATCCGCATCTGGTGCGCAGTTGATTGCCTTAACGACAAGAGACAGAGCATTAGCGGAAGCCTCAAACGTAGTAGCTACAAGCCGAAAGAATCGCCTGTACGATCTGGTTGCAGAACGCACAATGTCAGACCCCCGATTTAGG